TTGCCCCCGTTCATCACTTTGAAGACTTCCATGTAAGCGTCAATGCAGGCATTCAATTGCCTTGTGTTGGCGTCGCCTTGGTCTGTGATGGCGACAAGAGATTGAGCAGCCGCTGGGTCAAGTTCGGCTCTTGCTTGAACGCTATTTCCGCAGGAAGAGGTGGCATCTGAGGAGGCTGGTACGGGGCGGGTGGCGATAGAAAGCCGCAACTGGCCAGAGGCAATAGCAGCATCACGCTTTTGTATTTGAACTTTGGCATCTTGGTTGGCCTTCACAAGTTGAGTTGATAGGTCGGTCACACGCTGGGCAGCTTCTTGTTCAAGCCCACGCGCCTTTTCGTTGAGTTTGGCAATCTCCGCTTCTTGCTCAAGGTAGGCAATGTGGTGCCCCTCAAAGAAGGATGCCACCACCAAGGCTGCGATGCCAATCAGGACGTAGGGGTTGAACAAGCTAAACATATCAGCCTTTCACGCTTTGACGGGCTTCTGCCATGGCTGCACGTTCTTCGTCCGACTCAAGGTGGTTGGGCGGCGTCATAGGGGCTGGTGGGGGCGTCCAACCAGCCGTAGGAGCCATCATCACGACTGGGGCAGGCGGAGGTGGCGGCGGGGCGACGTAGGCCGCTGTATTGGCTTTTGCGGCGTTCATCATGTCTTTGGCCTCATTGCTCACGCCTTTGGTCAAGATGCCGCCAATTCCGCCCACAATGAGTAGCACGATGTCGTTGAGCATCTTGGTGTATGCCTGATCAATCGGAGCCATTTGCTTGATCGGCTGGGTGACAAAAGTCACCGAGTACAGCAGAGCAAAAGTGATGAACGCAAACACCAACGTGACCATGATGATCACGAAGGCTCTTACACGAACCTCAATGTCATCGGCACTGAGACGTGCATTGTTGCTGGACAGGAGCTTGAGTATTATTTCCTTCAATTTTCTTCTCCAGAATTGGTGCCACAAGATATTCGGGGCAGGTTTGCGAAAAGTCACACGCTGGGTGCTGGCACTCAGCGTCTTGGAAGTGTTTGGGGTCTTGGCAGGCGTAGCGGTAACGATCGTCAAAACATCCACACAAAAATAAAGCCAATGTCAATGCAATTTTTGATTTCATGATGTGTGATGTGTGAAATATTCATCTTCAGCAGCTTTTCTTGCTGCCACCGCTTCCTCAATTGTTGCGTAATACCCCAAATGTTTTTGTTTGTAATTGTGCGTTATTATTGCAGACCAAGGTTTACTTTTCAATCTTTGTTCTTTTCTTACGCCACGAAATCCAGAAGTATTTGTTTTTGCTCTAAACATATTTTCTGAATTTTGTTTTTGTGTAGCAATCCTTAGGTTTGTTATTTTGTTATTTGTCCTATCTCTATCAATATGATCTATTTGCAAAATGGGAAATGCGCCATAAACATAAAACCACATCAATCTGTGTGCAAGATAATCTTCTTGATCTATTCTTATTTGAACATATCCTTGATTTGTAAGAGAGCCAGCTTCCTGCCCTTTTTTTGCTTTTCCGCCCATTGTGTGCTTCCAAACAAAAATACCTTTTTCAACATCAATTTCCAACAGTTCACAAAGTCTGTTTTGAGTAAGTTGATTTTTTTCCATAAATACTCCATAAAAGATGTGTGAAGTATAACTGAAATTTAATTAGTCTTCGCAGCCAATAAGTATCCAACACAAAAAAATAACTATACAAAGTTTCATTCGTTGTCCTTTTTTTGCTTCAACTCAGCCCTGATTTTTTTTGCCTCGGCCAACGCTTCTTGCGACCTCACATTGGTGGTCTTGATGTCCATAAGCATCATCACCTCAATGGGTAAAAGGATGAAGCACACCACGGCGAACAAGACCATTCCAACGAGGAAGTAAGAAGAGTTTCTCTCCGCGAGGCGACGCCCAACAGCATTGTCCACAGAATCACGATCACCACTGCCACCGCGACCAGAGCCATTGCCAAGTCGATTTGAAAGTTGCGCATTTCCTCGCGTAGCCATCTTGATTCGTTTGCCTTTCTGAGTTGTTCAAGTCGGGCAAATTCCTGCTCATCGACAATCTGGTTGTACGCTTCAAGAAACCTCGTGTATATGTCCTTTAGCTCAGGGGGCGCATACACCATTGCTTCTCGTATTTGGGTGGTCAGTATCTCAAGCTGTAGCCCCACGGTGACACGCTGCACAGCACGAGTCGCAAGGTTTGCATGGGGGTCGTAGACGTCTTGCGAGTCCAACTCCATGTCATGAAACTGCGTGGTGAGCTTTTGGTGGATGTCAAAGAATACACCCAGTTGTTCGCTGACATCAACAATGACCTTAAACTGAAACTCTTCGTATGACAGCTCAGGTTCTTTTTGTGTTCTTTTTGGTGTTTTAGTCGGTTGAACCGACTGAGGCAACTGAACAACTTGAGAAACTTTTGGGGTAGGCTTGAAGCCAAATAGGCTTTTAACCCAGCCCCAAAGTCCCGTGACCTCTTTGAAGATTGCCTTGGCATCTCCAATGCCTTGCTCAATGGACTTTTTGAATCCGTCGATCTCAGCACGGCCTTCTCGGAGCATCTCGCAGCCCTTTTTGATCTGCCGCACTGCTGCGACAGCCGCCATGAGCATTGAGATGGGTTCCACATCTTAGACACCAAACAACTTGTGAATGATGGCGGCGGCCACCCCCGGACCAAGCAGCACGCAAGCAATGACCGCATACAAGAGATACTCAATCTTTGTCATGCGCTTCTCGCCATCACTGAGCGAACCCTTGATGTGTGCATAGCGTTCGGCGCAAATGGCCTCATGCACGGCCAGCTTAGTCTCGGTGGTGTCCATGCCTCACTCCGCTGCGGGTGTTTCAGCTTGAGCGGGTTGTGCGCCTTGGTCGGCGGCTTGTTTTTGAATGCCTTGGATCAGCCCAACGGTTTCCACGTAGGGGCGGTTGCCAAGGTATTGCAAGATTGCATTTACCAAGTCAGTTGACAGTTTGATTTCGTTCATCTCGTTCTCCAAAATTCCCGCTGTTATAGGCCAGCGGTTTAGCCTTAGAAGCCAGCTACGCCAGCGGATTTGAGTTTAGCTTGCAAGTCTGTGATGGTTGCGTTGAGTTCTTGGATGGCTTTGACTGCAACAGATAAAATTGCATCAAGACGCAAAGATTGAATTTGATTTTCAGCATCTTTTTCGCCGTCTACGCCACTCGGTATTACTTCTTGAACTTCGTGTGCAATAAATCCTTCTTTTACTTCATCTGTGGCTTTAAATAAAGTACCGTAGTCTGCCATTTGATAGGTAACAGGGCGAAGTTTTGTAATTCGGTCAAGACCTGATTGTTCTTGTGTTTCAATATTTCGTTTAATTCTGTAATCAGATGTATAAGCGATGTTACCTTGTTTAGTAGAATCAATCCAAAGTTCAGCAGCAGAGCCATTCCAATAAATGTTAAAAGCGTTTTGCCAAGTTGTTCCAGTAATACCATTGTGTGTTCTATAACCCCCTGCGTAGACAATTCCAGACTGCAAAGAAACAGAAGTGTTTGTCGGTGTTGTATTTGTAGTCCCCACCAGCAAGTTACCGCTGGAGTCGATACGGGCTGCTTCAACGGCAGAGCCAGTAAGAAAACGCATGAACCCAGTGGAAAAAGCTGTGCCAAACTGATAGCAGCTGTTGAGTCCAGCAAAACCTTGAGTAAATACAACTGACCCGCTGTTGTCTTTTATTTGTTGAGAAGAAACAGCGCCTGTAACTACGCTTCCACCAGTTTCTTGTGTATAAGTTGGCGAAGACGCTTTGACATGCAGAATAGACACTGGAGAACTCGTACCAATACCTACGTTTTGACTTGTATCAATCGTGACTGCTGTTGTGCTGTTTGTGGCAATGTAAACGGGGTTGCTTGTCACCGAACCCAAGGACAGCGGGCCTGATGTGGAAGTCAGGTACACCACATTGGCGGCGGAGAAAGGCAAAGAACCTGTCCAGCCTGAGCTGTTCATCCCAAAGTCGCCGTAGTACGTTGATGCCGTGCCTTGGTCGTTCGACACAATCACGTCCGTAGAAGACGCCGTACCACTGTTGCTGTTTTGCAAAATGACTTGGTTGTAGCTCGTGCTTGACGAGGCGTAAGTTGCCAAGATGCCTGTGTCGGCGTAGGTGATGGTGCTGCCCACCGTTTCGGCGGGAGATGTGATGCCAGCGCTGCCGTCGAGTACGATGCTCATGCTAATTGCTCCTCAGTTGGTTTAGCCAATGTAGGGTGTTCCCACTTAGCAATGTAGTCACCTTTGCCATCGCTGTCGTTTTGCAAGCGGATTGTTCCAATAACATCAAAGTCTGCATCTTGAAGCTCTGGGTAAAGTGCTTTGATTTTTTCGTAGAGTGTCATGTTATGCGCTCCGTGCTAAGAATCCTGAAAACCGCGAATATCCGCCATTGTTATCAAAAACAGATAGCGGAGCGGTTCCGTTTATTACGGCGTAAATTTCCAAGTAGTCGGTAGAACCGTTCATATAAACAAGTTCTGAACCACCGCCACCAGTTTCATTTGAAGAAGACCCGTATCGCAAGTCGGCCAAGTATGTGTAAAAACTTCCATTTTTATACAGCTGGACAAGAAACCAAGTTGCGGGGCTTCCAATAAGTACAAGCGACGCAGTTACTTGATAGTAGCCTGCGACGGTTGGTTGGAATCTGTAGTTTGTGGTTGCGTCAAAATTGTTGTTTGTATCGAAAACTTTCGAATTAAACGTTACTTTTGTAGGAGTGTTCGATGACGATATTGTTTGCGAGGTGCTCAAATGAACGTTAAACGCAGGACCATTACCAGCCACGTTAGAAGCCAACGCCGCTTGAGGAATAGAACCTGATGGCAATACAGGAGCTTGTGCAAAGGTCACTACTTGACTTGCTGAAACAGTAACAGCAGTCGTCCCACCAGTTTGAAGTTGAAGGATGCCAGATGAGTCACCAGAGGCAATGATGCCTCCCCCGGACGCCGTGCTTGCATTGAGGATTGAAGGCATTAGATTGCTCCTTGTGTGTCAGTAAGCAGTAGCTTTTCGATTGTCTCAGTAACCCATTCTTGAGTTACTGTGCCGCCTTCTTCTGCTGGCTCTGGGAGGTTTCCCTCTTGAAGCCATTTAGCAAACTGCTGTGCATCTGTGTTAGCGGGGTCGAATGGAATACAAGCAGTATCAGATAAACGAAACACAGAAGTATGCTGTGTAAGACCATTTGGTATCGGTGCAAGTTTATACATTTATAGCTCCGCAGATAATGAAACAGATGATGGAAAAACTAACAATGTGGCATTTCCCGCTGCCATTAAACTTCCAGAACTTCCATCTATTCTTAATACGTTTTGTCCTGTAATACTTGTTACTGCTGGAGTTATAGCATTATTGCCACCACCAGCAGAACTAGAAGTAAAACCAGATGTTGTTGAAAACGTTGGAGCAGCTCTCATCGGAACTGGCAAATAATACAAAAATGCCGCTGTTGATGAACCAAATGCCTGTCCAACAATAAGAGTGCTATTGCAACCAACAGCGTACCGCTGACACAAAGCCAACTCCGTTCCATACGGGCGGTAGTCAAACGATGTGGCTGTGCTGCCTTTTTCAAGTTGAACGCCTGTAATGTAGAAGGTGGCTCCAGATGTACCGACAACGCTAGTTGCGCCTGTGGCTGAATAATAAAAACCAGAACCCCAAGAACCTGCTGCCGCAGAATACGTAGAGCCAACGCCCAAGCCAAAGTTTACGTTTATGCCTATTCCGTTTGTTTTATTCCAAGTACCAGAAGTAGAACCAGCAATAGTAATAAACTTTTGTTCCCAAGTGTTTGCAGAACTAATTGTGTAGGTAAAGGGATAAACTTGCCCACCGTATAAAGAGCCGCCAAAAGTTCCAGTTAAAGAACTACGCACCCAAAAAGACAAAGTGATAGAAGCAGCAGATGCAGTACCCCAAGCCAAATCATTGATGTTGTAACCTTCAATGTTTTGAACTAATGCAAAATAATCACTAGCAGTTACTGAGTATGCAGAAGTCGTTGTAACCCCAAGATAGTTAGCATAACCTGCTGGTGGCGTGACTGAACCCGCGTTTTGTTGAACGGAATATTTTGATGCTGTACTCGAATCAGCGCGCCACCTGTCTAACGTATAGGCACTTACAGGAGCCACACTAGCCCCCGCATTACGCTGGTCAATCACCATCGCACCATTGATGATGCGGTTCTTGAAGCCGTAGTAGCCTGTAGTTGTGCCCGTGCCGCCTTGAGCTTCGGTAACTGTTGTGCCTGATTGAAGCAATGTTCCACTTGTCGCTGGCAGAGTTAAAACAGTGCTACCAGCCGCTGATGGGGCTTGTAGCGTTACCGTTCCCGACGCATCCCCTGCAATAATTACTGAACTCATGTTTCTTCCTTAAAGAACAACCCAGCGTGAGCCAGATGAAACTGTAACCGATTGTCCGCTTGCCACGGTGACTGGGCCAGCCGACATTGCGCTGTTGCCTGTTGCAATTGTGTAGCTTACTGACACAGTCTTACTGTTGACAAACAAACCGTTACCCGCAACAAACTCAGATGAAGTAAATTCACCTGTGCTTGGTTTGTACAGCAGCTTGGCGTTCGATGTGTAGACGGTGGCAATGTTGCCAGACGTGGTTGAAGCAAAGATCGGGTACTCATTGGTAGAAGTGGTCGTGTCATTGCTGACCACTGCGCCACCAAGCAAACTCCATGTTGAGCCGTTGTAGCCCTCGTATTGAGTCAGGTCACTGTTCCAGCGAATCTTGCCCACCGCTCCAGTTGGGCGTTGAGCTGTCGTTCCTGCGCTGATTTGCAAAGCCCCAGTTGAGCTGAATGTCGAATCAGCAGAAGCAGTGATGGCACCAGTTACCGCAAGGGTTGTCCCGTTCCAAGTGAAGTTGGCAGATGCGCCAAAAGCGCCGCTGTTGTTAAATTGAACTTGAGTGTTTGAACCAGCAACAACTCCCGATCCGCCCTTGCCAGCGAGGACTTGCACGTTGCCAGAGGCGTCTTTGTAGAACAGCTTGCCGTCAAAATAGTTCAGCGCCAGTTCAGCACCTGACGAGCTGCTGGTCAAGTTGGACGCAGACGGAGTGTTGCCAGTCGTGCCACTCGCGTAGATCAGGATCGGTGTAAATCCGCTTTGTGCCATTTTTTTTCCTTAGAAAGCACCGCCAGAAACGCCACCCGTAATTGTGCCATTTGCTGCGTTGCAAGTTATTGAAGAGTTTACCAATTGTGGGAGGTTTCCACTAGTGGCAGTAACGAATGTCAGGTAGTTTGTTCCCCCTGTCGTTGCGGCGGTGATGCCAATGTTCGTTGCATTCGTTGCGTTTGTGACGGCGGTTGAACCAATTACGGCAACAACTTGCGCAGCAGTTGCGGCAGTGAATGCCGATGTTCCGTTGCCATATGCCAAACCAGTCAGCGTTGCCACGCCAGTACCACCGTTGCCAACCACCAACGTGCCAGCCACGGTCACCGCACCAGAAGTCGCTGTGGATGGCGTCAAACCCGTTGTGCCAAAGCTGATCGACGTGACGGGTGCTGTGCCACTTGAAGCCGATGTCAGGCGGCCATAGGCGTCCACAGTGATGCTTGCGTTGGTGTATGAGCCTGCGGTCACCGTTGTAGTTGCCAAAGCCAACACGGGAGTCGTGCCGCCCGTGCTTGTAATCTGACCTGACGTGCCACTAACAGAAGTGACGGGTGCTGTTCCGCTGGAGGCCGCAGTCAGGCGCCCATAGGCATCAACGGTGAAACTACCGTAAGTGTACGAACCTGCTGTCACGGCGGTGGTGACCAGCGCCAGTGTGGGTGTCGTTCCGCCTGAACTGCTGATTTGTCCTGTGGTACCACTGACCGAAGTCACGTAAGTACCAGCAGGCTGTTTGTTGTTGAAGGTATTCCAGTCGGTGCTGCTCAGGTAGCCATTGGTGCTTGTTGTGGCCTGTGTAATGCCAATCGTTGGTGTCGTGCCGCCAGTCGTGGTGATCGGTGCGCTCACGCCAATTGACGTCACTGGCGCTGTGCCATTTGATGCTGCTGTGATCTGGCCTTGAGCGTTGACCGTGAGT